CCTGCTGGACGCGTTCAAAGACAGGATGCCGTTCCCTGAACTCAAGCAGTCTGCTTTCAAACATTGGAATGAGTGGGAGCCGGATGCGTTCATTGTGGAGAAGAAAGCCGCCGGTGGCCCGCTGATCCAAGAGCTTCGGGCGATGGGCATACCTGTACAAGAATTTACACCCAGCCGTGGAAACGATAAGATGGTGCGTGTCAATGCCGTAGCAGACATGTTTGCTTCCGGGCTGATATGGGCACCTGACACACGCTGGGCACGCGAAGTGATTGAAGAGGTTGCGGCCTTCCCTGTGGGGGAGAACGATGACTATGTGGACACGACCACCCAAGCACTACTGCGCGTCAGACAAGGCGGCTTCATCAGAATCGACACAGATGAGCCAGACGAACCCCGATTTTTCAAGCGCCGTATGGCGGCGTACTACTGAGGATAAATGATGGCCACCAATATAGATAAAGCTCTGTTCCAACAGCCCAAAGGCATAGAGTCGCTTGCCCAAGACGAGGAAGCCATTGAGATTGAGATCATTGATCCCGAAGAGGTCAACATCCGCGCAGGGGATTTGGAGATAAGTGTTGGTAAAGGCGAAGACAACAAGTTTGACGAGAACTTGGCCGAAACGCTGGAAGAAGGCGACATCATGTCAATGGCTTCCGAGTTGGCCGGAGACATTGAGCAAGACAAGAGTTCCCGCAAGGACTGGGAACGCGCATACACAGAAGGCATCAAGCTGTTGGGACTCCAGTACGAAGAGCGCACGGAACCGTGGAACGGCGCGTCTGGCGTGTTCCACCCTATGATTACAGAGGCCGTGGTTCGCTTTCAGTCAGAGACCATCACCGAGACATTCCCCGCGCAAGGGCCGGTACGTACAAAAATTCTGGGCAAAGAAACCCCAGACAAGCAAGAAGCAGCACTGCGTGTACAAGAAGATATGAACTACGAGCTGACAGAAGTCATGCGTGAGTTCCGCCCTGAGCATGAGCGCATGTTGTGGAGCTTGCCAGCCACCGGCTCGGCGTTCAAGAAGGTGTACTACGACCCCAACATTGGCCGTCAGGTATCAATATTTGTACCGGCTGAAGACATCCTGCTGCCCTACGGCACCTCTGACTTGGACACCTGCTACCGCCTGACGCACGTCATGCGCAAGACAAAGAATGAGATTGTCAAACTGCAACAAGCAGGCTTTTACCGCGACATTGACTTGCCTGACCCCAGCAAGGAGCAGGACAACATCAAGAAGGCCAAGGACAAAGAAACGGGCTTCTCTGATATAAATGACGATCGCTACACCCTGTATGAGTCACATGTTGACTTGATATTGGAGGGGGATGCAGACTTGGATGACGATGGCAAACCGACAGGCATTACGCGTCCATACGTAGTTACCCTAATCAAAGGCTCAAACGATGTTTTGGCCATCCGTAGAAACTGGGAACAGGAAGACCCCCTTGAAATCAAACGACAGCACTTTGTTCACTACCAGTACATCCCGGGTTTTGGAGCGTACGGCTTTGGCCTTTTCCATCTCATTGGAGGCTATGCCAAATCAGCCACCAGCCTCATGCGCCAACTTGTTGATGCTGGCACGTTGTCTAACCTACCCGGAGGTCTTAAAACTCGCGGAATGCGCATCAAGGGAGACGACACCCCTATCGCACCCGGAGAATGGCGTGACGTAGACATTGCCTCTGGTGCGTTGCGTGACAGCATCTTGCCTCTACCCTACAAGGAGCCAAGCCAAGTTTTGATGGGTTTGCTTGGCCAGATCGTAGAAGAAGGCCGCAGATTTGCAGCCACTGCCGACATGAAGGTGTCGGACATGTCTGCCCAAGCTCCTGTGGGAACCACACTGGCTCTCTTGGAACGCCAGCTAAAAGTAATGAGCGCCGTGCAAGCGCGACTGCACTACACATTCAAACAAGAGTTGCGTCTGTTGGCCGCGATCATCCGCGACTACACCGACCCAGACTATGACTACGATCCGGTTGATGCCCCACGCAAGGCCAAGGCTGCTGACTACGATCACGTAGACATCATCCCCGTGAGCGATCCGAACGCATCCACCATGAGTCAGCGGGTTGTGCAGTACCAAGCAGTCATCCAGATGGCGCAGATGGCACCGGATATTTACGACTTGCCCCAGCTTCACAGACAGATGTTGGCGGTGCTGGGTATCAAGGATGCTGACAAGCTCGTGCCCTTGCCGGACGACCAGAAACCAAAAGACCCTGTGTCTGAGAACATGGCCGCACTGCGTCTGGAACCACTCAAGGCGTTCTTCTACCAAGACCATGAGTCGCACATCAAGGTACACATGATGGCGATGCAAGACCCCATCGTCATGGAGTTGGTTGGCCAGAACCCGAAGGCACCAATGATTCAAGGCGCAATGATGGCGCACGTTGCCGAGCACGTTGGGTACGCATATCGCCAGAAAATTGAGCAGCAGTTGGGCATGCCCTTGCCGCCGGAAGACGAGAAGCTGCCGCCTGAGATGGAGATTCAACTCTCCGGCATGATGGCCCAAGCTGCACAACAAGTGCTCCAGCAAAGCCAAGCGCAGAAGGCGCAACAGCAAGCTCAGCAGCAACAACAAGACCCGCTTATCCAGATGCAGCAGCAGGAGTTGCAGATCAAGCAACAAGAACTCCAGATCAAACAACAGGAGTTGCAGCTCAAAGCGAAAGAGATGCAGGATCGGTTGGAGTTAGACAACAAGCGTCTGGATATTGATGCCATGCACAAAGCCGGTCAACTGCAACAGCAGAAGGCAACGGCAAACATCTCTGCAATGGGCAAGGCGGGGGACATAAAGACCAAGCGTGAACAGATGCAGATGCAGCAACGAGCCAACCAACAAAAGGAGCCACCTAAACAATGATTTCAGAATTTGCACGCGTATTGCGCGAAAAATTACGCACCGACATGAACATCTACGCAGATGACTGCGCTGGTGGGGCATGCCGCAATTTCGACGAGTATCAAAAACTTTGCGGGACTATTCAGGGTCTAGCCATCGCAGAGCGCCATCTCCTTGACCTTGCTGAGAAAGAAGAAAAAGCCAATGAGTGAAACCCTCCTTGAACCGGGGCAGTATGCCCTGCCTGAAGCAATCCAACCCGTCGATGCTCCGGCAGAAGACGCAACAAATGAAGAGAAAGCCACAATGCTTCCAACCCCAACGGGCTGGAAAATACTGTGTGCAGTACCTGACATATCTGAAAAGATTGACGGCACTGAGCTTGATCTCATAAAAGCCACAGCCACTTTGCGACAAGAAGAACACGCCACAACTGTTTTGTTTGTTGTTGATGTTGGCCCTGACGCGTACAAAGACCAGACCAAGTTCCCAACAGGATCATGGTGCCAGAAAGGTGACTTTGTTCTTGTTCGTACCTACTCTGGTACGCGCTTTAAGATTTTTGGAAAAGAGTTCCGCCTCATCAATGATGACCAAGTGGACGCTGTTGTGCAAGACCCTCGTGGGCTTACCCGCGTTTGAAAGGAATACCTATGGCAGAAGCATACAAGTTCCCCGACGAACTTGAGGACAACAAGAATCAGAAGGTCAATATTGAGACTGAAGATGATGTTGAAATTGAGATCGTTGACGACACACCTCCGAATGACAGGTTTCGTCCCACGCTTAATAAAGAAGTAGAAGACCCAACCGAAGAAGAGATTGACTCGTACGGCAAGAAAGTTCAAGACCGACTCAAGGAATTGACACATGCCCGTCATGACGAGCGCCGCGCCAAAGAAGCCCTTTTGCGAGAAAAACAAGAGCTTGAGCGTCTTGCACAACACATGTCTGAAGAGAACAAGCGTCTCAAACAGTATGTGAGTAATGGCACCGAACAGTACGGCGCAATGGCCAAGACTGCTGCTGAGGCAGAGTTGGACAAAGCACGGCGTGAATACAAGGCAGCGCAAGAGTCGTTTGACTCGGACGCTATCCTTGCTGCGCAAGAAGCACTGTTTGATGCCAAAACAAAAGTACAAAATGCGCAGAATTTTCGTCCACCCCCTTTACAGAACGAAAAATTTGATGTACAACCGCGTCAACAACAACCAGAACCGGTTCGTGCTGACGAAAAGACCTTGCGCTGGCAAGCAAAAAACCAGTGGTTTGGCACAGACGGTTTTGAAGAAGTTACCAGCTTCGCACTAGGGCTGCATCAAAAACTAGTCAACAACGGGGTCGATCCCCGCAGCGATGATTATTTCGAGCAGATAGATGCTCGCGTGAAGTCTACGTTCCCCGAAGTTTTTGGGGGAAACGAAGAACGGCCTAAGTCAAACGAGACTCCAAGGCGTCCATCATCCGTGGTGGCCCCTGCATCACGTTCAACCGGGACAAGGAAGATACAGTTAACGCCTACTCAAGCGGCGTTAATTAAAAAGTACAACCTCGACCCGAAAAAATATGTTGCAGAAGTTTTAAAACTGGAGAATCAGAATGACTGAAAACCGTACCCCTCGTGATAACGCGTCACGCGACAAGACACCTGCTCGATACGTGTATAAACCTTCGAGTGCGTTGCCCGATCCTACCCCTGAACCCGGATGGGAGTATCGCTACATAGCGACTCATGTCTTGGGACAGACAATGCAAACCAATGTGTCTAGCAAGATGCGGGATGGCTGGGTTCCGGTGAAGGCAACAGATCATCCAGAACTGATGCTTGAAGGTAATGCTAATGGTAATGTGGAAATTGGTGGGTTGATGCTCTGCAAAATTCCAACCGAGAAACTCATGGCCATGAAAGAGTATTACGACACGCAAGCGCAGAACCAGATGGATTCAGTGGACAACCACTTCATGAGAAATAATGACCCGCGTATGCCGCTGTTTGCTGACCGAAAGTCTTCATCCAGTCGTGGAAGCGGATTTGGCACAGGTTCTAAATAAAGGAGTCCTTAAATGGCATATCCAACGGTAGACGCCCCCTACGGGCTAAAACCTGTAAACCTAATTGGTGGACAGGTATTTGCAGGCGCAACCCGCCTGATGGAAATTGCAAGTGGTTATGCCACCAGCATTTTCTATGGTGACTTGGTAAAACGTATTTCTGATGGCACTATCGAAAAGGACGCTGGCACAACAACTGCCACTCCTGTTGGTGTGTTTTTGGGCGTTCAATTTACTAACCAGTCAACTGGTCAAGTCCAGCAACAACAGTATTATCCGGCCAGCCAAGCAATTGCTTCGGGGAGTAAAATCTTCGCTGTGGTCGCTGATGATCCTGATACGCTGTTCCAAGTAGTTTCTTGTTCTGCAACCACAGTTGTGGCTGGAATGGGCATCTCTGCTATTGGTAATAACGTTGCCTTGATTCAAAACACTGGTTCTACCGTTACAGGTAATTCTAAAGTGGCTATTGATGAAGGCACGCAGACTACTACCAATACGCTGCCTATTCGCATCATTGATGTGGTTCGTGATACAGCAACAGGCGCTGATACATTTGTTGAGTTTATTGTCAAGATAAATGCAACTATGCACCAGTACAACAACTCTACTGGCGTATAAGGAGCATAAA